CGCCAGCTTGCCGGCCGCCGGGGCGATCCGCGCCCAAAGCGTGCCCTGGGCCTGCCAGGTCTCGGTGAAGCCGCCAGCGCCGTCGGCGACGCGCAGCGGCGCCTCCAGCACCAGCGGCTGGGTCAGACGCGGCGCGCTCATGCCCCGCCCTCGCCGAACAGCCGCACGGTGCGGTAGCGGTCGATCAACAAGCTGACGCCGAACGGCATCGCCGCCGCCGGCGCCGCCGCGGTGCGGTGTTCGTAATAATGCGCCGCCAGCAGGAACACCGCCTGCGCCAGGTCCGGGGGCAGATCGGCCCAGGCCGGGCCGTAGCCCGCGTCGAACGCGATCTCGACCGCGCCCCGGATCGGCACCAAGGGCAGGTTCAGCCCGGTGGCCACCAGCCGCGGGCGCTGCATGTCCCGTTCCAGCCGGTAGCGGGCCGGATCGACGACGCTGGGCGTGCCGTGGCGGTCGATCAGCCGCAGTTCGGTCACTTGCGCGACCGGCGCCACCGGCAGCGCCTGACGGCTGAGTTCGCGCCAGCGCGACAGCGTCCAGACGAAGGACCGCGCCAACAGAATCTTGCCGGTCCGACCCTCGATCGCGGCCAGAGCCGCGCGCAGAAAGCCGATCAGCACGCCGTCCTGCACGCTGCCGTCGGCGAACCCGGTGCCCAACCGCAAGTGATCCTTGAACTCCGCGACCGGCAGCGCCGCGTCGGGCACCTGGGTCTGCTCGGCTAACATCATGTAAAACCTCCGAAATCCGTGCCCTCCTGCGCCGGTCAACCGGTCCCGGGCCGGGCGTGAGGCGGGCGGGGGTCGCACGGGGCGTGGACGCGCACCGCCCGTATCGCTCGGACGGAGGGAGCAGCTAGACGACACGGGATTGCCGTTGGCGCGCGCCCACCGGCCCGACCCCGCAAGGCCGGCGCCGTTCGTTCCGCGGGCCGGATCAGGCCGCGAATTTCAGGACCTTGATCGCCTCGAAATCGCTGACATCGCCGCCGACGCGCCGGGTCGCGTAGAACAGGACATGCGGCTTGGCCGAAAACGGATCGCGCAGGATGCGCAGATCGGGGCGTTCGGCGATGGTGTAGCCGGCGGCGAAATCGCCGAAGGCGATGGCCGGCGCCCAGGACGCGATATCGGGCATGTCCTCGGCGATCAGCACCGGATAGCCCAAAAGCCGCGCCGGCTCCGCCGCCGCCAGCCCGTCGGACCACAGGAACCGGCCGTCGCCGTCCTTCAGCTTGCGCACCGCGCCGGCGGTTTTCGAGTTCATCACGAAATGCCCGTTGGCCCGGTATTCGGCACCCAGCGCATAGACCAGATCGACGATGGCGTCGCCCGGGTCGGTGGCGTCGAAGGCGCCGTCGGCGCCGGTCACGACATGGCCCAACTCGCCCCAGGCCTGGGTGCCGTTGGCGGCGGTGGTATAGGTCAGAAAGCCGGTGGGCTTGTCGGTGCCGTCGCCCGAGACGAAGGCCGCCGCCTCGGCGCGGCTGAACTTTTCGGCGATGCGCTCGGCCAGCCAGCTTTCGATATCGAAGGCGCTGTCGTCCAACAGCCGCTGCGACGCCTTGGGCAGCGCCGACAATTCGTGCAGCGGGATCGAGATCCGCTCGATCGTGGGGGTGCCGGTCTCGCCGGTGGCGGCGGTCTCGGTCGCCCAGCCGGCGCCGGTATCGCTGCGGTCGATCAAAACGTCGTAGGACGTCGCCTCGACCTGCACCACGGTGGCGATCTGGCGGATCGAGGCGGTGGCGGTCAGGACCGACTGGATCGCTTGCGAGGTTTCCGGATCGACCAGATAGCCACCATCGCCGGCCACGGCGGTCGACATCGCCTTGCCCTCTAGCTCCAGCCCGCGCAGCGCGTCGTCGTCGCCGCTGCGCAGATAGGCCTGGAACGCTTTCTTGTGCGGCGCGCCGGTTTCGGCCGCGGCGGCGAGCGCGGGGCGCGCGGCCCGGCTTAGGGATTTCCGATCAAGCATGGTCAGTCGCTCTTCCTGATGTTGCAATTTGCGGGCGATATCGGCTTGGAACGCCGCCAGGTCGCCCATCAGCCCGGTCAACGCCGCCGCCGCGGCTTCGGCCGGCGCCGGTTCGGGGGTCGTCTCGGCTTGCCTCGTCATGTCTGCACCTCGTCTCGAAATCGTTGCCGGGCGGTCTCGATCGCCTCGGCCATGTCGCGCAGCGCGGTCTCGGCCGGATCCTCGGCCTTGGCGCCGATCCGGGCTTCGATCCCGGCCCCGATCCGGGCCTCGGGCAGCATCGGGAAGGTCACCAGCGAGACCTCCCAAAGCTCCAACTCGGACAACAGCCGCCCGCCTTGGGCCGCTTTCGCGGCCTTGCGGGTGCGATAGCCGATCGACAGTCCGTCGATGGCCCCGGCGGCCAACAGCGCCGCCGCCTCGCGGCCGCGGGCGATCTCGGGCAGGATCCGGCCCTTGACGAACAGCCCCTTGGCGTCTTCGCGGACCTCGTCCCAAATCCCGATGGGCTGGGTCGGGTCGTGCTGCCACAGCATCTTGACCCGCCGCCCCGCCGCAGCCAGCGCCTTGAGCGAGGCCGCATAGGCCCCCGGCGCCACCACGTCGCCGCCCTGGTCGCGCGCCCCGAAGACCGAGGCATAGCCCGCGATCCCGGTGCCGTCGGTCACCTCGGGCGGGGCGTCCAAGCGGCAAAACTTATGCTCCAGCCCAAAGGCCGTGGCGTCCTTCATCGGCAGATCCTCCGCTTCGCTGTTTCGGGCCCGCGCTCAGGCGCCCTGGTCCTCGGCGTCGTCGGTGTCGTCACCCGGCGCGGCGGCGCGCGGCGGCAGGCCCAGCAGCGCGCGCTTTTCGGCATCGGTCAGGAAATCGGCGGCCGCGATGCGGCGCCACTGCGCCTCGCGCTCGGTGGCCAGCGCCGAGATCTGATCCAGATCGGGCGCCAGTTCGACGCTTTCGCCGGCGAACTCGGACAGCCATTGCGACACCCGCGCCGTGACCCGCGCCACCAAGGGCAGCACCGTCAGCCGATAAAACGCGCGGTTGGCCTCTTGATAGTTGGCATAGGTCGCGTCGCCCGGCAGGCCCAGCATCATCGGCGGCACGCCGAAGGCCAGCGCGATCTCGCGCGCGGCGGCTTCCTTGGTCTTTTGAAACTCCATGTCCGAGGGCGAGAACCCCATCGGTTTCCAATCCAGCCCGCCTTCCAGCAGCATCGGCCGGCCGGCGTTGCGCGCGCCTTGGTGATGCGCCTCCATCTCGGATAGAAGCCGGTCGTATTGATCCGGGCTGAGCGTGCCCTGCCCCTCGGCCCCCTGATAGACGATCGCGCCCGAGGGCCGCGCGGCGTTGTCCAAAAGCGCCTTGGACCAGCGCGAGGCGGCGTTGTGGACATCCATCGCCGCCGCCGCCGCCTGCATCGGCGACAACCCGTAATGGTCGTCCAGCGGGTGGAAGCTGCGGATATGGCAGATCGGCGCGGCGCCCTCGGCCGGCATCGCGAACCGGTGGCTGCGGGCGCCGACGCTGTAATCGTAGGCGATGGGCCAGCCATCCTCGCCCGGGACCACCTTCAGCCGGTCCGAGCGCAGGATATGCAATTCGTAAGGCAGGCCCAGATCGCCGCCCACCGCCTCGACATAACCGTTGCCCGACAACAAAAGCTGGGCGTAGAGCACCTCGAACAACTCGGCCCGGCCCTGCGTCGGGTTCGGCCGCGCGATCAACGACAAGACCGGGTGGGCGTCGCAGCGCGCGCCCTCGGCGCGGCAGATCAGCGGCAGGGCCGCCGCCGCCTCGGCGATCAGGCGCACCGCGCGGAACCCCACCGGGTTGCCGGAAAACCCGCTGCGGATCAACGAGACGGTGTCGCGCGGGGTCCAGGCGACGCGGCCGGCGGTGCCCCAGGCCGCCACCCGACCGGCGGCCGAGGCCTTGCGTTCCGGCGCCGGCCGGTCGGCACCGCGTTTCAGAAAGTCGAAGATCATTCGCTGGGCTCCTGCTGCCGATTTCAGCGGTTCGCGCTCAGTTCAGGCTGCGCATCCGCGGCCGGCGCCAATGCGCGGCGGGCGCGATCATCGTCTCGGTCAAGGCCCAGACCAGCGCGTCGACCCGGTCGGGCGAGCCCGACCCCTGATAGCCGCGCACGGTCATCCGGCACATCTGGTCTTCCAGCCGGTCGAGCCCCGGCAGATGCGCCACCCGGCCCTGTTCGTAAAGCGCCGCCACCGGTTCGGCCCGGGCCGATTTGCCGCTGGACGCACGGACCGCGCGAAACGGCACGCTGGGGTCGATCTGGCGGACCACCGTCTCGACCAGATCGCCGCCCTGGTTGACCTCGGCCACCAGGCGGTCGGCGCCGTGGCGCGCCATCAGGTCGATCGCCGCCCGCGCCCAATCCGAGGGCGAGGCGGCGGCGAGGCTGGCGTCTTCCAGAACCCAGGCACGCCAGTCCCGCACCGGCCCCTCGGTCGAGGCACCCACGGCCACCAGGCCGCACGCGTCGGACCCGGCATGGCCGGTGACCGGCGGATCGACCGCCACCACGACCCGCGACATCCGGGGCGCGGTCTCGGTTCGGCAAGCGCTCAGCATCGCCCGGGTCCAAAGCGCGCCGTCCAAATCCTCAAGCAGTTCGCCGTCCAGTTCCTGCCGGCCCAGCCGGGTGCCGGCATAGCGGGCGCGGATCTCGTCCAGGAACGGGCGCGCCAGATAGGCGCGGTTGGCCTCGGTCGGCGCGTGCGTCGTCACCGTCGAGGCGCGCGCCAAAAGATCCTTCAAGACCGAGACGTTCCGGGGCGTGGTGGTGACCACCTGGCGCGGGTCGTCGCCCAGGCGCAGGCCGAATTGCAGCATGTCCCAGGTCTCTTCCGCCTTTTTCCACTTGGCCAGCTCGTCGCACCAGGCGGCGTCGAATTGCGGGCCGCGCAGCGCCTCGGGTTCATGCGCGGAAAACGCCTGCGCCACCGCGCCGTTGGGCCATTCCAGCCGCTTGCGGCCGGCGTGCCAGACCGGGCGGCGGTCGGGCGGCGAGCAGGCCAGGATCCCGCTATCGCCGAAGATCATCACCTCGCGCACCTGGTCCAGCGTCTCGCCCACCAGCGCGACGCGGCGGGCGCGGCCGGGATCGCCCGGCCGCGCGCCTTCGACCTGGGCGCGCACCCATTCGGCGCCGGCGCGGGTCTTGCCCGCGCCGCGCCCGCCCAGGATCGCCCAGGTGCGCCAATCGCCCTCGGGCGCCACCTGATGCGGCAGCGCCCAGAACTCGAACAGATAGGGCAACGCCATCAGTGCGCCGTCGCTCAGCCCGGCCAGAAACCGCTCAGCCGTCTGGGGCGGAGCGCAGGCAAGCCAGGCGGCGGCCGATCTCAT